TGGAAGAAACAAGCCCGACTTATCAGCGGTTCATCGAGAATCCACCGCCTGACTGCATCAGCGTAGAGGTCAACTATTACGACAATCCATATTTCCCTGATGTGTTGCGTCAGGAAATGGAATGGCTGAAACAGAAAGACTTCGCTGCTTATGAACACGTCTGGCTAGGAAAGCCGCTGACCATCACCGATGCGGTCATTTTCAAAGGTCATTACACAGTCGAGAGTTTCCCTGATGATTTGTGGAAAAAGGCTGACCGACTGTTTTATGGTGCTGACTTTGGTTTTGCCAATGACCCGTCCACGCTGGTTAGATGCTTTATCTTGGATAACAAGCTGTATATCGATTATGAGGCGTACGGTGTAGGGATTGAGATAAACGAGCTTCCATCTTTCTATGATTCCGTTCCTGAAAGCCGGAAATGGCAGATATGGGGCGATTCAGCAAGACCTGAAACTATCTCATACCTGAAAAAGCAGGCAGGATTCCGCATTGACTCTGCTGATAAATGGCAGGGGTCTATTGAGGATGGAATCGCCTATCTGAAAAGTTTTGACCAAATCGTTATCCACAGCCGATGCAGGCACATGGCAGAAGAAGCACGGCTCTACCGATACAAGACCGACAAACAGACAAACGAGATTCTGCCCGTCATAGAGGATTCAAACAACCATCTATGGGACGCCCTCAGGTATAGCCTGAATGGGTATATCAGACGCAAGGGCAGGACATTAAAAATCCGATGAGAAAAACCACACTCCACAAACCATCCCGCCGCTTTGCAATCAGGGACAGTGAATTCCCTGATGTCTCGTTAAGGGACAGGCTGAAAGCACCCGACACGTTGGGCAAGCCTGACGATACCGCAAAGATGGCGAATGATGCCGCCATTGCGTCCTGCTGCAACCTGCTTGGACATTCGCTGGATATGGGGCAGATGCCGTCCATTGCGTCTTTTGTCGGTTACGCCGCATTGCAGGACATCTCACAGAACGGGCTTATCCGTGCCTGTATCGAGACTGTGGCTGACGATATGCTGCGGGAATTTGGAACAGCTAAAGGCTCGGAAGAACAGGTACGCATCCTCAATGCAGAGCTTCTGCGGTTCAATGTCCAGCGAGTATTGCATCAGGTGGCAGAGTATGTCGGCTATTTCGGCGGCTGTCTCGTTTACATCGATACAGGTGCAGATGCCGCACAGCGTCAGCTTCCATTAAACCTGTCAAATTTAAGTCAGGAATTGGGCAAGGATAAGCTGGTTGGCTTCACTGTAATTGACCCTATCAACTGTTACCCGGGCGTTTACAATTCCATCGACCCGCTGCGGTCAGACTTTTACAAGCCGGATTATTGGTTTGTCATGGGGCAGAAAGTCCACGCTTCCCGCCTTATCCGATTTGTGGCTAATGAAGTGCCTTTGCTCTTGAAGCCTGTCTATAACTTCTTTGGCATTGCTCAGGCACAGATTCTGTGGGATTACGTCATACATTTCAACAAATGCCGTAAAGCGACCGCAGACATGGCCACAAAATATTCCATGACTGTATTCAAGACCGCCATGACAGATACCCTGTTCAATGGCAACGGCATGGAACAGATTGATAAGCGTATCGGGCTTATCGCTCGCTATAAAGACAACAATGCTGTCATTGCCATAGACAAAGAAGCAGAAGATATCGTAAACGTCTCCAGTCCTATGAGCGGCCTGACAGACATAGGCAGGCAGGCTCTTGAATTCCTTGCATCAATCAACCGTACACCTGCGGTCAAGCTGTTGGGTATCTCACCGTCTGGCTTCAATGCCACAGGCGAATCGGATATCCGGAACTATTATGACCATATCAAGTCACAGCGGGAAAAACTTTTCCGTGATGCGATGCAGACAATCCTGAAATGCATCCAGCTCAATACATGGGGATTGATAGACCCTGCTATTGACTTTGAATGGGATGAATTAGGTCAGGAAGATGAAGCCGCTGTAGCCGCAATGCAGAAAACCAAAGCTGACACGCTGGCAGTATTGCTTGACAGGAGCGTCATCTCTCAGGAAGAAGCACGCTCCCAGCTCATTGCGGATAAGGAATCAGGTTTTGAGGATTTGGACCCTGATGATGTTCCAGCACCGCCAGAGGGTGATTTTGAAATGCCAGAAACAGGCAAGATAGATGACGTAGATAAAGCAGGCGAAGTTCTGTGAAAGAAAAACTGTTACGACCCATCAAGCCAAATCCCGGCATACGCTCATGGTATCGCAAGCAGATAGAAAAGATGATTGAGGCACTCAGACGCTCGCTGATGTGGTGGCTGTCTGCCCGATACAAGACCGGAAGTGCTACGCAGATACAGAAAGAGCTTGATTCCCTGCGGTTCTACTGGCTGGGGATGTTTGACGATTCTGCAAAACGTATCGCCAAAAGATACGTCCAGCAGGTCAACAGGGCGGTATCTTCCAGCATGAAAAGTGCATTGTCTGATGTCGGATTCAACATCACATGGAAGAATGACAGGAACGTTCAGAACATCCTGCGGTCATTGAGGGATACACAGGTCTCGCTCATCAAATCCATACCGCAGGAAGAATTGAACCGGGTTTCAGGCATCCTGAACAGTGGATTGCAGAACGGTCAGGATTTGGCGGCAATCAAGAAAGAGATGGAAAACAGCTTTGGCATCTCCAAGCGAAGGGCGAGAGTCATATCAATAGACCAAACCAATAAGGCGACATTCGCAATCAACCGTGCCAGAGGGCTTCAGGTAGGCGTAAAAGAAGCAATCTGGATTCACATAGCAGGCAGGTACACATCAAGACCGACGCATGTAGCCATGCATCACAAAAGATTCTTTCTGGAAGGAAAGGATGCAGGGATGTATGACGATGATGTAGGGTATAGAGTCATGCCCGGTGAATTGGTCAACTGTATGTGCCATTGCAGAATGATAGTTCCACCATTAGGACAGAAATGAACACTACAAGCCAGAGCCTCCGCAGAGAGGCTCTTTCTTTTGATGCCCAAAGCAAGCGGCGGTATGACGATAACGGCTTTTTGCATGTGGACGGCTGTCATATCACCAAAGAGCAGGTCGTACCGTATTACGGGAACGAGATTCCAGACTGGGAAAAGTTTGGACTAGACCCGCATAAGATGTATTACGGCTACCGTCCTGCTTCTGAATTGGAAAAGGCTGTTGAAACATTCAACGGCTTGCCATTGCTTTTGCATCATCACCCAGAAAGTGCCCAGAAACCGCAGAAAGAATACCGGGTTGGATCGGTAGGCACTTCTGCTGTCTGGAATCCGCCATACATCGACAATGCCATCTCTGTCACCGATAAGGTCGGCATCCAAGCGATAAATGACGGGTATGCACGGGAAATCAGTTCCGCCTATCAGTATGACCCTGACTTCACGAAAGGGGAGTTTGAGGGCACACCGTATGATTTTGTCATGCGGAATATCCGGGGCAATCATGTTGCCCTAGTTGAGAAAGGCAGAGCGGGACCAGATGTGGTTGTCGCTGATGCCCAATTTGTTAAACCGAAAGAGGAAAAAACGCTTATGTCAAAACTGCGTGATTTTTTCAAAGGTGCATGGGACAGCGAAGAAACCCCCGTTGAAGCTCCCATCACTGAAGACGTGGACAAAGCGGCTGACATCCGGAAGGTGATTGCAGAGCTGTTGCCGATGGTTCCAGAAGAAAAGCTGGAATCACTGGTTGGCACCCTGAAAGACCTTGCGTATGCAAAGCCTGATGTCACAGTTGACCCAACAGCCCCAGCCAAAGACGGGCTGAATGCCGCAGAAGCATTCAAGGCAGGCGAAAATGACCAAATCCGCAAAGAAGAACGGGAAGAAATCCCGGGCGGAAAGGACAACACCGCCGAAATGGTTGCCGCCGGGGAAAACTACGAACGTGACAAGCTGATGTCTGAACACATGGACGCAGAAGATGCTTGGAAAGCCTGCGGTCTTGATTCCGATGACCCGGCAATCAAGGCGGCTTTTACGAAAGGCTTTGCATGGGGTATGAAAGATGGTGAAAAGGACGGCCGGGAAGAAGAAGCCCGTATCGCTCAGGACGCCGCAATCGATGCCCGTGTAGAGGAAATCGGCAAAGCACTGGAAGCGAAGTTTGAAGCCGCAGAAGAAGTCGGCCGGCAGGTCGGTTCTCTCCGTGCTTTGGCTTTCGACTCTGCAAACGATATCTACATCCACGGCTTGAAAGAAATGGGCATTCCAGCAGGTATGTATTCTGCTGAATCTGCCCGTGATGTTTTCCGCATGGCGGTCAAAATGGCTGAAAAACCACTGGCACAGGACAGCAAACCTGTCGAGTTTTCCGGCAAATTTGGCGGTCTTAACAATATCCGATAAAAGGAAATTACACTATGGCTTTACAGACTGTTGTAAACAAAGAACTGGCTGTCGGTGTTGCAGGTGACCTCGTAAATGTCACCGACAAAATGTACACTGCCGTCAATCCAATCGCTGAAACAGATGTTACCGCTGGCTGCTTTGTCTGCCAGGGTACCGATGCGCTGAAACAGTGCAAACTCGGCGGTACTATCCCAATGGGTATCGCACAGCGTGTCTATCAGTACAACAATGAATCTCTGGTTGCAGGTGCTTCCATGACCATCCCAGCAGGTTCTGGCGTTTCCGTCATCAAGAAAGGCTACGTTTACGTTGCCGCAACCGCTGCTGCCACTGTTGGTCAGAAGGTCTTTGCTGTTCTGGCAACCGGTGCAATCAAGACCGGGGCGGCTGGTGCAACCGTTTCTGGTGCGGTCGAAACCGACTGGAGCGTCCTGACTCCAGCAACCGCCGCAGGCGACATTATCGTTATCGGCAATATCTAAGGAGAAAAACTTATGACTAATCCAACCTTAACCGATGTCGCTAAAAAAGGATTTGTCTTTGGTGAATCCAAAGGCTGGCTGACTGATGTCAAACTGGCACAGGATGCGGCATTGACCACTTCCCCGAACACCACCGTTCCTGCATTCCTGCTGCAGTACGTCTCCCCAGACGTAATTGAAATCCTGACTGCAAAACGTGCAGCAACCCGTGTTTTCGATGAAAAGAAGGTAGGCGACTGGACCACTGCAAACTACCAGTATGCTGCGATTGAAAACGTTGGTTCCACCTATGCATACGCTGATTATGGCGACGGTCCATCTTCTGGCATCAACAGCGAATGGAATATCCGTGACCAGTATGTTTTCCAGACCAACATCACCTATGGCGATCGTGAAGTTGATATGTCTGCCACCGCCAAGATTGACCTGATTGCAAGCAAACAGCGTGCAGCAGCAGAAGCAATCGCTATCGACAGCAACAAGTTCTACTTGCAGGGTGTCGCAGGCAAACGCATCTATGGTCTGCTGAATGACCCTAACCTGCCAACCGCAATCACTCCAAACACTGTTTCCAGTGCTGTAACATGGGCTTCCAAGCTGGCTCTGGCATCTGGTGGCACCGCAGCCATCTACGGTGACATCCTGAAGCTGTTCTCCAGCCTGCAGGGTCAGATGGGCGGTCTGATTGATGAAAACACCCGTATGAAACTGTTGGTTTCCCCGGGCTGTGCAGTAAACCTGATGTCTGCAACCGATTTCAACGTATCCGTTATGGATATGCTGAAAAAGGCGATGCCAAGTCTGGAAATCGAAACCGTTCCAGAATGCGCAACCGCTTCCGGCAACATCGCAATGCTGATTGTTCCAGAAGTATTGGGGCAGCAGACTGGTGAACTGGCTTTCGGTGAAAAAATCCGTCAGGGTCGCTTGATTGCTGACCTGTCCAGCTACCGTCAGAAGTTTGCCGCATCCACTTACGGCTTCATCATGCGTATGCCTGCCGCATTCGCTGTGATGTCTGGCATCTAATCAACGCCCTTCGGGGTTCGTTCCACAAAGCCATCCTTCGGGGTGGCTTTTTTTATGGGAAAAAACATGGCGACAACTACCCGTATACGCAGGAAAACCACCTCTGACCTTGTAACGGTCTGCTTAAGAAACCATTTCGACATCACCTTCGAGCTTGATGACCGAAAAATCATCATCAAAGGTCATAACAGCCCTTTGCGTGGGCTTGATGGCGGTGTCTTGGATTCTGGCAGGGCTTTCGGTGAAACAGTCATCCCGGCTAAAGATTGGGAAGCTATCAAAGCAAAGTATGGATCTGACCCGAACGAAAAGCTGTTCAAGGGCGGTTTCATCTTTGCCGCTTCTGACAAAGCTGATGCACGTGCAGAAGCCAAAGAAAAAGAGAGCCTGAAAACAGGTCTTGAGCCTGTTGACACCAAGAAGACTAGGACATCTGCAAAATGATTGTCACATTCGATGCCACCGAGTTCAGGGGCTTTTATCCAAAATTCACAGTTGACGTTGTGAGTGATACCCAGCTGGAAAATTATTTCAATCTGGCTTGCTCGCTCATCAACAACACGGAAAGCTCCCCGTTCCCATTCGAACCAGACAACAACATCTACATCCGTAAAGAGATGCTTTATATGTTGGTCTGTCATCTGGCAACAATGGGAACATGGGATGTCGGGCAGACTGGACCCGTCCAATCCGCTACGCAAGGCTCTGTATCAGTCAGCTATGGCAACCTGACAGGCTCTGCCAATGCAAGCTGGTTCAATCAGACACCATGCGGGCGGACTCTATGGATGCTGTTACGTCCTTACGCCCTCGGTGGCAGGATAGCATCAATCCCTGACTTCCATCCATTCGGCTGACATGAGCATTGAAGATGTCATCTCCAAAATCCGGTCGATGCATGGGGCAAAGGTCAAGGCAGGTGTCCTGAAAACAGCCACGCATTATGACGATGGCAAATCAGTCGCACAGGTTGCCGCTTGGAACGAATACGGAACGGCAATCCCCGTCACAGGCAAGATGCGTGGTTGGTTCCGTCATCAAGGCGTAAACCTCAAGAAATCGACAACACGGATAATCATTCCGCCCCGTCCATTCATGCGTAACACAGTCAGGGATAGGCAGGCGGAGTGGTTGGAACGTGCTTCTGTCAATCTGCGTGAATGCCTTGTATCAGACAGACCCGTGCAGGACGCATTGAACAATGTCGGTGAATTGATGAAAGCCAACATCACCGAAACCATTGATTCCAATATGCCGCCGCCAAATTCGGGCTTTACCTTAGCTCCGAAAGAAGCACGGATTGTCGATAAGCACGGTAGACCCATCAAAGGCAAATCAGGCACAAAACAGACACTGATTGATTCAGGCATGTTGGTCAAAGCCATTTCTTATGAAGTCGAATAATGAATCTACGAGAAATCGCCAATTCTGCAATTCAGGTCATCAATCCTGACCAATCCATCACTTGGAAGCGGTCAACAGGATGGCAGATTGTCAACTATCAGCAGGTTCCGACTTTCGAGGAAATCGAGTGCCTGGGAAACGTGCAGGCTCTATCTGACGAACAGCTCCGCCATGCCAACGACATGAACCTGTCAGGCGTGATGCGGTCTGTTTATCTGTCCAACAACGCCATGGGCGTTTCTTTCCGCCAAATCAGGGGCGGTGACATCTTAACTTTCAGGGAATTTGAGGACGTGGAGCCTACCGAGTGGAAAGTCGTCCATGCGGCTGAGACTTGGGACAACTGGTGCCACGTTATCTGTGTACAGCAATGACATCTCCAAACATCACAAACAATGCTGTTTTCACAGCGTTGGGTGACTTCCTGTCGGTTCTTTTCGACTGCGACATCATCAAGGGCGAGGTCAACCTTGTTTCCATGCCTCAAGGCTCTTTCGTCCTGATGAACGATGTCGGAAAAGGGCGTATCTCCCAAAACCATCCGTCCTATTCCATCGAAGGAAACCAGCAGGTCAAGACTCCCACGCAGTACGACATCCAGCTTGATTTTTACGGTGCTGACGCAGGGGAGATGTCACAGACATTCCTGATGCTCTGGAATGACGGCTATGCCTATGACCATCTACCCGCCTCTATCAAGCCGTTGTATTGCGACGACCTGAAACAAATCCCGCTCATCACTGGAGAGGAAAACTACCTCGAGCGGTGGACAGCGACTGCCCATATCCAGTTCAACCCGACCGTGACCGTCCCCGTTGATTTGATTGAGGACATTCCGGTTTACGTCAACCTTGCTAATGGAAAAGTAATCTCATGAGTATTCCAATTTCGCAAATCATCCAGATAAATCCGGGTGTCATTGGTACGGGTTCCAACCCGCTCGCTTTGAACGGATTGATTCTGACCCCATCAGCAGAAGTGCCAGCAGGTGCGCTGAAAACCTGCTACAACTTGGACGATGTAGAGGACTTCTTCGGCTCTGCTTCTGCTGAATACGCTGCCGCTGTTCCTTATTTCAGCGGTAATAACGTCCGCTCCGCACTGGCTCCAAATGCCTTGTTCTTTACCCGATACACTGACCAGGCAGTCGGTGCATGGGTCAAAGGTTCCAGCATTGCAGGCACGACTTTGAGCGACTTGCAGACTGTTTCAGGTACGCTGACTGTCACCATTGATGGCACTGAATACAGCACTGATTCGCTGTCTCTGTCTGCTGCGACTTCTTTCAGTGATGCGGCTTCCATCATCCAGACTGCTTTGAGTCTGGCATCTGGACAGTCTGTTGTCTGGAACAGCATTTTCAGCCGTTTTGAAATCTACTCCGGTACTTCCGGGGCATCTTCCACCATCTCCGCTGTGACAGGCGATGCAGCAGAATCACTTGGTCTTGCTGATGCAACCCTGTCTCAGGGTTCTGCTGGCATCACCCCGACGCAGGCTGTTGGAAATGCAAAAGATGTAAACCTGAATTGGGCAACCTTCTCTATCCTGTTTGCTGATGGCGCATTAGCCGAAACAAAGCTCCAGCATAATCAGGACTTGGCGAAGTGGCAGGCAACCCAGAACAATAGGTATATGTTCATTGCATGGGATGACAACACTGATGCTGTTGACCCTGATGGGGCAAACACTTTCGGTCAGTGGTTGCAGGAAGGTAACTACAACGTCCTTTGTTGCTATAACAATCCACAGGTCGCAACATTCGCACAGGGCATTGCCGCATCCATCAACTGGAATGCCGTCAACGGTCGGGCAACCTTGGCATTCAAATCTCAGGAAGGGCTTGATGCAACCGTATCCAGCCTGACAGAAGCCAATGCACTGCTTGCTAAAGGCTATACATACTATGGTGCATATGCCGCAGATGGTCCTGCTAATAACTACAACTTCCTGTATGACGGTTCCTTGGCAGGTGAATGGCAGTGGGCTGACAGCTACATCAATCAGATTTTCCTGAATGCCCAGCTCCGTGCGGCAATGATTGATATGTTGATGGGTTGTAACACCCTGCCATACAACGAATTGGGTAAAGCACAGATTCGGGCGGCGGCTATGGCGCCGATTGAACAGGGCTTGCTGAACGGAACTATCCGTACTGGCATCAACCTGTCGCAGGCGCAGAAACTGCAGGTTCAGTCCATTGTCGGATTTGACGTATCTGAACAGATCTACACGCAGGGCTATTACCTGTATATCGGTGATGCTTCCACGCAGACACGTGGTCAGCGTCTCTCTCCACCAATCTACTTCTTTTATTGTGACGGCGGCAGCATACAGCGCATCACGATTCCTTCTATTGCTATTCTGTGAGGTGATTTATGGCTGATAGAACAATTACCAGCATGAACAGCACTTTGGTGCTGACTCATCCTGTCCTTTTCCCGGCTGGCGTGCAGATTTACGGCTTTTCTACAGATGCCGCCATTGCCGCTGATGATGCAGAAAAGACCGTTGCACAGAAAGGCGTGGACAACCGTATGAGCGTCGGGCGTGTGCCTTACATCGTTGCATGGACAATCACCCTGTCTGCTGATTCCCCGTCAAATGACGTTTTCGATGCTATCGAAGCATATGAAAAAGTCCAGCGTGAAGCATCCAAGATGCGTTTTGTGCTGTCCAATCCAAGCCTGAATGAAGTCAGGACTTTCAGTGATTCCGTCATCACCAACTACAACCCGATTCCGCCTCATGGCAGGACTTTGGGCGCAAGGGCATACAAGATTGCCAGCGGTGAATGCGACCGGGTCGTAACTGCATAGGAGTGAAACATGGCGAGAAAAACGGCGACTATCGTCATTAAAGAAGGGCGGGATAAGGGAAAGCAGTTCCTGATAACCGAAATGCCAGCCACAGAAGGAACAACATTGAGTTTCCAGGTATTCCAGATGATGGCAGAATCAGGCGTTGACATGGACATCAAGACACTTGACGGACTTGGTGTCTTGAGGGCGGTTTTCAGGACGGTTTCCCGTCTGCCAAGGGCAGATTTTGAATACTACCGCGACTGGCTGTTTGAGTACATCCAATGGCAGTCTCCCGTAGATGCAAAGGCTGTCCGTAAAGTCCGGCTGACAGACAGGGACGATTCAGACATTGAAGACCCAGCAACGGTCTTGGAGCTGATGTTCAAATCCCTTAACCTTAATCTGAAAGATGTTTTTATCGGACTCCAGCAGAGATTCCAGAAACTTATGAACAAATAAGGGGACTGCTGGAGTATCCCAACGTCGAGCCGCTTATCGGTTCCATCGTTTCATCGAAACTTGCAACACTCTACGAACTTCAAACAGTCTATGGTCTGAAAGACGCACTGGACTTGCTTGAAATCATTTCCATCAACAATCATAACCAACGGATGGCACAGAAATGGCAACAGTCGAAGAACTTGTAATTGAGCTGCTTGTTCGCACAGATAAGGCGGAACAGGAACTCAATACGGTCAAAGACCGTGTAAAAGCCATCGAAGAATCATCCAAAGGGGCGAAGCGTGGCATGGATGAACTTTCCCGTTCCGCCGAAAAGACAGGGCGGAGTGGGGAGGTTGCGGCAAGGGGCGCAAGGAAAGCCGGGGATGAAATCGAAAAGGCAGGCGTCAAGGCGAGACGCTCTGCCAGCCTGCTTGATAAGGTCGAGAGGCGGTTATCCCGTGGCTGGATAAAAGCCATCACAGCATATGCGGCTGGATTCCTTGCGGCTGGAACGGTCATCGGCTTTATCAAAGACTCTATCGGCAAAACGATAGAATCTGCTTCTGCAATCGGTAAGGTTGCTGAATCGTCAGGCAGGATGCGGACAGAAGTCCATGCTTTGGGTGCGGCTTTCCGTTCGCTAGGCAAGGATGAACAGTCCGCCTATAAGTACCTTGAAGACTTTAACAACGGCAAGTACGACAAAGCCGCCGCAACCATCGGAATCCGTACCCAGTCGCAAGGTCGTAGACGTAATGGCGAAGATGTCCTTGTCGAAATGGGGCAGAAAGCCGTTGCTGATTCGGGCGGTGACAAAGACCTTGCCGCTAAACGTCTGCAAGCTATCGGTCTTGAAAAAGAAGCCGCAGAAGCCGCTGTAAAAGCAACCAAAGACCTGATTGCTGAAAAACAGCGGGATGGTGCTGTCACTGATGAACAGATACGCAGGGCAGAAGAAGTCTCTAAAAAATACGGGGCTTTGGCAGGTAAACTCGGAGACCTTAAGGATGCATTCGGGTATGGAATCCTGCCTGTTGTCGAAGCTGTTATGGAGGGCATTGAAGGACTGTTAGGTCTAGTCAATGACTTTGCAAGAGGCTTTGAAGAAGCCGCAGGCGGTGTCGGGTATTTCCAGACTGCTATTGAGGTCATCTTTGCGCCAATCCAAATCCTGATTGAGTTCATTCAGGCACTGTTGGAAGGTTTGGGCGGTGTCTCTGCATGGGCAGAAACAGGTGGCAAGGTCGTTTATGGATTCTTCACCTTAATGCAGACAGTCTGGAATGTCTGTATTGGTGTCATCAACGGCGTTATTGTTGCGCTTGAGGGACTTGTAAATGCCATCATGGCTGTTGGTCATGCTCTCGGTGAAATAACGAATTTTGCCGCTGACCCATTGCACTACAAGGTGCAGACATATAAGCCTATGAGCTTTGGGCGTATCGGTTATCTCGGTCAAGGCGGAGGCGGCGGAAAAGGTTGGTCTGTTGGCGGTGCAGGACGTGGAGCTGTCCGTGGCTCATGGGGAATGCCCGGTGCCGGAGGCGGTTCTGGTAGAGGCGGAAGAGGTCGCTCTGGCGGCGGAGGACGTAGAGGCGGCGGAGGTTCTGCTGGTAAAGAAGAACCGATTTACCGTTCCACATACCAGGGCACTGCTGACCCTAAACGGCTTGGAATGCAAGGTGCTATTGGCAAGATAGCGGAAGACCCGGCAAAAATAGCCGCACGTGAAGCCAAAAAGACAGGACGCAAGGCGGTTGGTGGTATGTCAGCAGGGGCAACACAGGTCGCATCTGCGGCAATGCAGACTTTCAATTTCAACAACAGCATCAATGTATATGCACAGGGCAACCCTAATGCCCGTGACATAGCGACACGGACGGCTGATGCGGTCTCGATGGTTTCCCGTAGGCAGGCAGGGGCGATGGCATGAAAACCTTTGTCCAACGCTTTATCGACGTAACCTTTACCCTGTCCACTGGCAGTTTCAAAAACGGTTCTAATAGCCTGAAGCTGTCTGGCTTGAGGATGACTTCATCGGTCAAGCTGACAGCCAATGCCGCAGAACTGAAAGCTGAAATCTTTGGATTATCGGCTGATGTGATGAACCGCCTGCTGGCTGTGAAAGAGACCGCCGCACCGTGGCACAATCAGGAAAACGCAATACGGCTGGAAACCTATACATCCGCTGATGCGACACGCTTCACGCTGTTCAGCGGGCAAGTCATTGACGCTATTGCAGACTTCAATGACGTGCCAGAGGTTGCTCTTAAAATCACGGCTTCAGGCACTTTCAAGGCTCAATCTGTTGTCCTTGCAAACCGCTCTTTCAAAGGTGCGGCAAAGGTATCGGACATCATGGCGTATCTGGCAGGGCAGATAGGGGCAGGCTTTGATAACGTCAATGTCGATGAAAGTTTCATCTTGCGAGACCATTCCGTTCAAGGTTCTGCCATTGCGTGTATAGAAGCAACAGCACGGGCGGCAAACATTGACTGGCTTCTGGAAACGGTAGGCACGCAAGAAGCGGCTTTGGGTGGTACTTTGGTTATTTGTCGAAAAGGCACTACCCGAAAAGACGCAACCATGGAAATCCACGAAGCAAATGGCTTGATGGGCTATCCCGTCATCCATTCTGGCTTGGTTGATGTGAAGTGTCTTTTCAGTCCATTTTACCTGCCGCATAAGAAGGTCAGGCTATATTCCAAAGATCAACCAATCGCCAATGGCGAATACTACATTTCCGAAATCACGCATTCCCTTGATTCCGAAAAGTCAGGCGGCAACTGGGAATCGAAACTGACACTTGCCTACCCATTCGGGGAAACTAAATGAGTTTGATAGGACTTCCATCTTTACCCAAACTGCCATCTGGCAAGGGGATTTTCAACAATCTCCTGGCGATTGGACAGGGACGGCTCTGGCAACTGCTGACATTACAACCTATATGGGGAATCTATGAGGCAGGCTCCAGTACCGACCTTGCCATCGAGGTGACATCTGTACAGGATGTGTCTATTTCAGAAGAATCAGACGTTCCTGACTACCGATTACAGACTGGCAGTTTTGCGAGCTATAACAAGATTGTCCAGCCGAAAGAAATCAAGCTGACCATTACGAAAGATGGCTCTGATTTGGAACGTCAGGCTTTCGTGAACTGGCTACAGCAGAACGTCAATCAGCCGACCGTCTATGACATCCTGACCGCTGATGCAGTTTTCTCGAATCTCACCTTAAGAGATTATGAGTATGAGCGGACGGCTGACAACGGCATGGATTTGATTGTCGCACAATGCTCGTTTCTGGAAGTCAGGGAAGCACCGGAACAGTACTATGATGCACAGCAGGGTGTGGCATCCACACAGAATACGGGCGACATAGACGCTATCCCGACCGTTCCAGAGAAAAAGGTCGAAATCAAACCTGCTGGCACGATTGGCGAACGTGTCCAGAACATCTTCAGTCTGGACAGATTGAAGCCGATATACACCAACATCAAGACCACGGCAT